CGCTGCACCTGCACCTACACCCGCCGCACCTGCGCCACCGGCTGCACCTGCACCCGCCGCACCTGCACCAACGCCGGCACCTACGCCAGCAGGAGGTGCCGCAGTGCCAGCCGTCGTACCAGCGATGATCGCAGCTTCAAGCAATCCACCCATTAAAGCTCCCTTGCTAGACCGTAGTCCGTGTCAGCCCAGCCCAGGCGACGTAAATGTGATTCCGTAGCTTCAGCACCAGCGCACCGAGCAAAGCCGAGTTCTTTGGCACCTTGATCTTTGGCGTATGCGTAAACGAACCGCAACCACCGACGAGCTCCCATGTACAAACCTGCACGCTTGCGACCTTCAGGCGAGATTGCCAGATGAACAAACCAAGTAGTCACTGTCGCCAAATGCTCAAACCAAAACACAACGTCCTCGCCGTAACGAAACCAATCCGCTTGGTCGATCTCTACCTGCTGAACTGGACGAGGGTATCCCCATTCCGCCACGTCATTTGCGGCTTCAAGGATCGAGGATTTGTCGCTCAGTTCACTGAAAAGTCTGGCACCCACGTAGCAAAGGTGGACGACCGGCTGCACTAATCAAGGCAAACCTTTGCTCAGTCCATAATTGCGAACTCTTGCAGCGGTTCGTCCTCGTCGTAGTCAGTGGGAAGTAAGGCAGAATCCCCCTCGCCTTCGCCCAGCATCACATACTCGAGCGCCTCGACCGGATGCGAATACATATTTTTGTCAGGCTCGTCGGTGTAGCGCTCATCACCCGCCACCTTGAGCCGACGAAACTGGAACCCACCTGCTAGTCCCTTGCGGATCAGCTTGGCCTTCGGCGAAATCAAGAACGCTGGACGACCATCACCGCAAAGTCGCCGGCAAGGATTAGCTACCGCAGCACGTCGCAGCACTGGGATGTTCGAGGGAGCTGACTGCACATCAAAACCGCTGGCCTCTAGGATCTGCCGTGGCGTGTCCTCAGTCGCCTGCCCTTTGCCGTCACCAGCCGGGTCAGACCAGCCGCGCACCTTTGCGCCGTGGTAATTGGTCTGGATGTAGCGCTTGAGCTCGGGGCCAAAAACCGCCTGACTCATGTTGGTCGTCACGAACTCGTCGATGCACACGAACCGGCCCCACTGAGGAATAAACTGCACAATCGCCGCCGCTGGAGTGCGCCCAAAGTCCACCCCGAGCAGTAGCGGCAGAGTCGAATCGTAGGGGATTTCATCGGTTGTCGTGTGTACCGAGTCGATAAACTCAGGATGGACAGGATTGCCGTCTGACACGAATCCGTATTCGTTTGCCAGATTGATCGCAATCCACGCATCAGACTTGCCCGCTTGCCCTCGCTCGTAATAAGCGTCAGGCAGATTATCAATGTTTTCGGCTTCGTGGTTTACGTCCCATACTTCTCGACCGGCTGCGCTCTTGCGACCTGTGCGAAGTAGCCCCCCTGGTTGTCTAAAGAAGTTCCACCCCTCCGGTCGGTCTTCTTCGGCGAGCTTGTAGTACCAGTGATCCTCATCGGGCGCGTTGGTATCGCCAATAATCCCGTGCCAAGTCGGCTTCACCTGCCCTGCGGCTTTAGAGGGATAACGCCCGTGCCGCAAATCAGCCATGTCTAGGATCGGCTTCACGAGCTCTTTCGTCTCGTTGAGCCAGAAGCCAGTTGCCTGAGAACCGCGCAGTTTCTTCACCGCGTCTTCTCGATCCAACGCGAGAAATATCACTTCGCTGTGAACGTGGGTGCCGTCTTCGAGATCAATTCCAACCGTAAACGTCGGAGGCTCAAGACTGCCCATCTTCATCTTGCCCAAATCGTTGGTAAACACTTCTCGAAAGTCTCGAATAGTCGTAGACATCAGATCTGGATAGGTGTTGCGAATCGCGAACCAGCGAGTCGGCCTGATCCCCAGCGCGTTTGGCTCTTGCTCGACTGAGGTCTTCAAAATGCGCTGTATCGCGCCGTAGGTCTTGCCGGAACCGAGTGGCCCCATGATGAGATCTACGCGCCCACGCGCCGTCCTGAAGGCTTCCAGCACAGGGCTAGAAGGCGTCCCCATCTTGATCTCGACTGTGACCGACAATTATTCGCTGAGGTCGATGATCTTGAGGACGTTCTTCACGCTGACTTCGCCCTCAACCGTGTTCGGGAGTAGCTTCGCCAGGATGGTGATAAACGCTTTGGGGTTCGCTTCGGATTGCGTGACAAGGTAATCGACACCTCCCGCCTTCTCGAATGCCTCGCGCACCATCTCCCGCATATCTCGTGTTACTTTATTAACAGAACCCTTGGGCCTCCCCGGGCCAGGCTTCCCCCCGCCGACCGTATTGTCTGCCATTTCGGAACCTACCAGTTGCAGTGTTTTTCACCACGATGCTCATCCATCGCAGCTTTCAAAATTGCTTTGCAGGCATCTTCGACGTTCATTCCAATCGCTAGCAGCGCCTTAACCTGATCGTTCCGCCGTGGCCCGGTGAATCGGTCGTCCATGAGTTGCCGATCTAGCCGAGCCGGAACTCCGCCGTTGGCGTAAGCGTTCAAGATTCGTAGCCAGCCCTCCGGCCTCTGATCTTTGTCGGGAGAGAATATTCCGCTAACGGCTTCCGTAGCACGCTCAACGGCTTCAGAAACCTTTACCGGCTTTGGTGCAGCTCTGCGTGCTGATTTTCGTGCGGCCATTAAAATTCCTTCGAGATGTGGTTCCGGCGATCATCACTCAAAAACCCCATTATTCAAGTCTAACCTTCAATGCCTTGGCCCCCGCTGCTCCTCTGCCCATTGCAGCGCCGCGCATGGCGCGCAAACAGTCGGTTCTGGCCTGGGTAATTTGATGTATCGGTAAAACTCGAGCGGCTCTGAGCACCGAGTGCAGATTTTTCTGACCCAATAGCGTTCGTTGTGAGGGCGTTCTCCTGTCCCTTTTTTGCTTCTGTCGGTCGCTTTGCCATTCCTAGCAGAGCTCACTCTTTGACCTGCATCGTTGCCCCAATCACGGTAAGCGCCTCCTCGCAAGTCCTGACGACGTGCGCGTTTTCGTTCGGCCACTCGTCGAAAAACTTCACCTGGGCTGGAGTGATTCTGCCCTTTTTCGGCATTTTCACTTCGAGCAAATACGTCTGCCCTTGAAACCCAACAAGCAAATCTAGCGGTTCTCTCATCACATACACAAATGCCCCAGCCTTGCGTAATGCCGCGACGACTTCAGGCTCGTTTTGATCCCTTGACGCTGCCATTCTGTGAAGACTCAAATGCGACCCACCTTAAAATTCGCCATTAGAATGCTAGACTCAACACAACCACGCTAGAAGGGGGATTAGCAGGTCTTTTCCCCCGTTTTGGGCTGTTTTTTGTCTACTCCTGCCCCTCAAAAGACAACTCTTTAGCTTCGGAAATAGCAATTTCGACGTGTTCCAACACTCGACTCAACACTTCGATTCGTCGCTTTACAGCGTTGGCAGAGTTTGGCTGGCCGATTGATGCGTCGATCCGAGCCATCATCCTATCGGCTAGGAGTTGGTATCGTTGCTCGTTGCTCTTGGTCATAAACTCATCTGCCTGTACCCGGATAGACCTCTCCTGTTCCCCGCAGAACGAGGTCAGAGAAGTCGGTCGCTGCCTATGCAGTGCCGTATGAGGAGTCGGGATCTCTCCGATGCATCCTCGAAACAGTCGCTTTAGCCATCTGGATCTGGCCGTCACTCGCCCTCTGCTTTTTCACTCTGGCGATACCGGTTGTGTGACGTTCCCACGGTGGCTTCGATTCTTACCGGCAGGACCGAAGCTATATGTCGAGCGCGCCCCGCCGTTATCCGACAGCGCGCTCCAGTCGCCCTATACAGCGCGTAATTTCTGGCCCTCCCGAGCGGCCCGTGCCGCCGCAACCTTCTGTCTCGCGGCTTCCTGTCGCGCCTTGACCGCATCCTCGCGGGAAAGCGGCTTTTGGTAGGGTCCGTCAAAGCCGAGTTCTACCCGACTCTCAATCTTTTCCAATCGGAACACGCTCTCGGGCGTGAAATACTTGCGAGGATTGAAGTCCGATCCGTCCTCTTGATCGAGTCCTTCGTGAAATCTGACATAGCCATGCACGGCTGCAACCAGTTCTTCACCGTCGTACTCCGTCAGGATTCGCTCGATCAGCTTCCGGCGAGCCCCTCGCAGGCGAGGCGTCACCCGCTTGCCGTAAAACGAAAACGCTTCGGCGACTTGCCCCCAAACCTCATCAGCACCCATCAGTTGTCACCTCGCTGCATCGTCGCGAGAGCCCAGACGGAGCTGCGGTTACGCCTCTCGCCGCTGTCTACGACCAATCCCTGCGAGACAAGCTCGCCCCGCCGAGGTCGCTCAGTCGAGCCGCGCAATCCCAGGATCTCCTGAATCTCAGCGTCCGTCTTTCCGCCCGACAGCAAGACGTTCAAAATCCTCTGCCGATCTCCCGTCACTCTCGTGGGCTTTGCACCCATTTCCCTTGCAGCTCGCAAACTCGTGTCTGAGTTTGCAACAAACGGCAATTTGAGTTCTTTTTCAGTCATACTTCCCCCTCTCAAGAGTGCCGCCCTTTTTGAACCAGCCGGGGCGGCAACGACTGTAGAGGGCTTAACCAGTGTGATGGCTAAGCGTTCACCGTTAAACGTAGGGCTACCCTAGAATTAGCGCTAAAAGCTTGCGGTTCGCCGCAGTCAGCGGCACGTCCGTCCGCTTGACCACGCCCTTCGTCGCCTTCTCGATTGCGAGTGCGAGCTGCGGACTAGCTGTTCGCCGCTTCTTGCGTAGCCGGTTGATGGTCGGCTGACCTACGCCAACCGAGTCGGCCAGAGTTGTCTCTGTCCAGTCAGTGCTGCGAAGTAATTTATCTAATGTCATTAAATGAATCTATGCCGCTCGGCATCTTTCGGCAACCCGGTTCTATTCAAAAACGCGTTTGAACAAACTTTTTTCATAACACCTGTTGCCAATGATTATGCCATCTGTCATAAAGTATCCGACGCGGCAAACCGAACAAGTTACCAACTGCCAAAGGAAGCCGATATGGCTATGGAATATTGCCACGCAGGTAACCATCACATTGACCTTGATTGGAATTGTGATGGTGAGTACGACAAAAACGACCACTGGATTTGCGGCGACTGCCTTGCCGAAACGGAGGAAAACAAATGAAAGATAAAATGCTTGATCGCACAACCGTCGAAATTTGTGAAAAACAACGCAGCGCTATCGACAGCCTTTTCGCCCAAAGCAAAGCGCGATTGCGCCTTTATCAATCCGAGCTCCGCGCAAACGACGCACTTCAAGATCGTTGCTCGGAACTGCAAGCGCGTTGCGATGCACTATTTTCAACGGCAGCTCAAGCAACTCACCGAGCGATTCGCCTTGAATCCGATCTCGAGTCTTCCCGCTCCGCCCACCGAGATTGCCGTGACGCTCTGAAGTCCGCACTCGAAGCCGCTAACGCTCCCGCCTGCAAAGAGTGCGACGGAACTGGCGACGGCGTTCGCTTTGGCGCGGGTGGGCCTAATGACGAGACTCCGCCCGAGCTTGTGGATCATGGCGGCTGCGAAGACTGTGACGGCCTCGGATTGGAGTGGCTCTAATATGTGCCGCCTACTGCACCGATTTTACAAGCGCCGGCTGTACTGCCCGCACTGCCGAGAACTGAACCAGGTCTACCGACCTATGTCACACAGAGGTACAAAATGAGCGAACTGCACCGCGACACAGACGAAGTAGCCGAAGACTCCCTTATCGAAAGCATCAAGAATGCTCGACAAGGTAGGTATGAAATTGCAACCAAGTGGAGTGAGGTTCACCAGCACCTAGATCATCATTCTGAAAGCGCTGAAAAAATTGAACACCTTGAGTCCATCATTAAATGGCTCGTCAATCACCCGGCTAACAAAGTCGCAGGCGATTGCATCGGAGGTGGCTGGAGCTGCGACTCCTACCCTGACGATGACGGAACACGTCGCGAATATTTTGGTGCTGATTTTCTTGAAGCAATCGAACTAGCGATGAACGGGGAGACGGAATGAACCTCATCAAAAAAGACGATTACCCACTCGATTGGATTGTTGTTGATTACGACCGGCTGAACATTACCGACGCCGAGCGGCGGGACTGCATCGAGCTAGACGTAGCAATCGCCGAAGCGAACGAGCACGCAGACAGGTTGCACCACGAAGGTTCAATCATTATTGCAGCGGTTGTTGGAGCATCGCTCGGCCTCGTGGCCGGGTACTTCCTCGCTGTTTACATTGGGGCTTTTTAAGCCGTTTTTATCGGTGGCTCCGCCATCACACCAACCGACTTCGCTGTCCGCGATGTCACTCACTTATCTAGGAGATTCAAAATGGGCTTGGCTAGCGTATCAATTCAAGGAAACCTCGGACGAGATGCAGAACTAAAAGACCACAACGGAGACGCCTTACTTACGTTCAGCGTTGCCGTTTCCAGCAAGCGAGCAGGCGAGGAAACGACCTCGTGGTTTTCCTGCACCGTGTGGGGAGCCCGCGCGAAGGGTCTTGCGCCCCACCTGACCAAAGGCACGTCGGTCGCTTTGACCGGCGGCTTGACTTGTCGAGAGTACACAGCGAAGACTGGCGAGACTCGCACATCACTCGAAGTGCGTGTCGATCAATTCGCCTTTGCTGGCAGCAGCCAAGAGGCCAAGCAGCCTCGTGAGCAGCAGGCCGCGCCCGCGAGCTCCAGCAACGATTCTTTTGACGATCTACCCTTCTAAGGATAAATGATGACCACCACACACTCTGAGATTTGGAAAACACTGAGCACTGTCAACGTGTCACAGCACGTCGAGAAGAAAGGCAACCTCTCATATCTGTCATGGGCATGGGCCTGGGGCACTTTGATGGAGCACTACCCGCAAGCCGAGTTTGAGATGGACTCGCAGTCGAGTGTCGAAGCAGACGGATCTGTGACGGTTTGGTGCGAAGTCGCTATCGACGATTGCGTCCGCAAGATGTGGCTACCGGTGATGGACAACCGTAACAACGCAGTCTCTTCCCCTAACGCTAGGGAAATCTCCGACGCGCGGATGCGCTGCCTAGTCAAATGTCTCGCACTGTTTGGGTTGGGCTTTTCCCTTTACGCTGGCGAAGATTTGCCAGCCAAGCCGAGCCGCGCTGCATCGCCGAAGAAACCGGCTTTGTCAGAGGGAAACAAAGAACGCCTGCGCGTTGCTGCTGAGCTGAAATCAGCAGAACTTGAAGATGATTCCCTGCTGCCGAAGCAAATTACAATCGAGTGTCTGAAGGCAATGAATTTGAAGTGGGGCCAGATCAATGACACCAACTTCTCTGATCTGTTCTCTCAGATTCAACAGTTTGAGCCCGGTCGGGAGGTCAGCTTCTAATGGCGAAGATATCTCACTACGAAGTGCTGAACTCTCTAGCCGCAGCCGAGAATGCGTTTGGAAAATCGGAAACCGCTCGAGACCTTTCTCGCCGATTGCTTGATGAGATCATTCAGCAGGAGCTCAGGTTTGCTAAGTCAGCCGAGCGCAAGGCGACCCAGGCAGAGGCAGAGCTGGCGTTGCTGCAGCCGCTGGACAGTGAGGAAACCGTATGAGCGAACCAACCTACGGCGAAATCATCAAAGCAGCTCGCGAGGCGAAAGGCTGGAGCAATCAGAAGTTTGCCTCCGAAGCCGGCCTTAGCGATTCCACGACACACGCTGCAGAGAACGGCAAAACCAATCTGACCAGAACGACACGCATCAAGATCGAGGGTGCGCTTGATCTGTCGATTACGCCGTGCACTTTTGATGAGAAAACTTTCTTCAGGACACAGAGTGCCGCGACCAATACTCCTGACGGACCAGCCCTGTGGAGTTTGGAGTGGTCGCAAGAATTGAAGCGGTGCCGCTTGAACAGAAATTGGACGCCAACTGAACTAGCGCGCAAAGCCGACATCGGAGTTAGCCAGCTTTACGCGGTTGAGTCTGGGCAACGAATCCCACGCTTGGACGTAGCGATGGCGCTGAGCGATGCGCTGGGGATGGCTATCGAATGGTGATGGCAACGGACGGAGATGACCCGAAAGGGTGGGTGCGCGAGTGGGCGCAGGACATGAAGCGGGAGCGTGTCAAACAAGGTATGACGATGGCTGTACTCGCTCAACTGTCTGGGGTTCCGAAAGGCTCGATATCCCGTTACGAGACTCTGGAGAGAGAGCCTGTGCTCAGCAATGCAATGGCAATCAGCGATGCGCTGGGGATGGCTATCGAATGGTAGGCCCGCGCGCGTACGAGGGAGAGGGGGAGTAGATGAACTGCGAATTTAAGGAAAGTACGAGAAAGGTAAAACACGCGGAAAAGCTCGCACGGGATACAAACCGTGAGATTCAAGACGCATTAAGGAAATTCGGAGAATCAAAGAGGCTTACCCGAATCCGCAAGCGTTCGTGCGGCGACTGCACGGAATGCTGTACTTCGATGGCGGTAAATGAGATCGACAAGCCATCAGGGGAGTCCTGCGCGCACGCGCGGTGCGATGGGTGTGCCATCTACCCAAACCGACCGTATTCATGCGCCGCTTGGTCTTGCCTTTGGTTGTCAGGATACGGACCCGACTCTGCAAAGCCATCCGCATCCGGGTTTATGGCTTACTTCAGCTATCAGACAGACAATGTGATTGTCGCTCACATTGTATCTGCCACGCCGTATGAATCAGAACCCGCGTTAGACATGATCGAAGAGATCGACATTGGACTACAGAAAAGATACGGCCAGAACACCAGAGTCTTCGTTATGGCGGAAGACAACAGCGCCGAGAAATATCCGTTCACTAGCGACCCTAGATTGGTGGTGAGCATGATACGGAACCACGCTATCGAGGGGCGCGCGGACCAACTCATCGGCCAAACCAAGAGCAGTATCTGCCTGGCATCAAACATCAGCTATAAGGAAGCGCGAAGGGGCGGTATATCGCAGCACTCACCTAGTCCAGCAGGAACTCGTTAGCTTGTGTTTGGAGCGATGCGCTGGGGATGGCTATCGAATGGTGAACGATAAGAGGGAGGGCTCATCAGGTGTCACTTCGTGAGCTGGCATTATTCGCGGGCGCTGGTGGCGGAATACTCGGCGGCAAACTGCTCGGATGGCGCACAGTCTGCGCTGTCGAAAACGAGCCCTATGCCCGCGACGTTCTCATGGCTAGACAAAACGACGGATGTCTCGAAGCCTTCCCGATCTGGGATGATGTCTGCACCTTTGACGGACGACCTTGGCGCGGACGTGTTGATGTCGTTTCAGGCGGCTTCCCGTGTCAAGACATCAGCGCCGCCGGCAAAGGCGCAGGCATCAAAGGCGAGCGCTCCGGGCTTTGGAACGAGTTCGCTCGGATCATTGGCGAAGTACAACCTAGCTTCGTCTTTGTGGAAAATAGCCCAATGCTCGCTTCTCGCGGACTCGGAACCGTTCTCGGAGACTTGGCCGCGATGGGGTTCGATGCGGAATGGGGAGTGTTGGGAGCGCACCATTCCGGCGCACCTCACAAGCGTGACCGGATCTGGATATTGGCCTACGCCGACCGCGCACAACGCGAAGGAGTGCAACGCGCCGAGCGAATCGAATCGGAACACTCCGACGCTTGCAGCCCAAGTTGGCGGAAGTCTGAATCCTGATTGGGTAGAGGTTCTGATGGGCTGGCCTTGCGGTTGGTCTAATGTTAAAGAATCTTGCTATGCTGAAAAGTATGAATACTTTGGTCAATTACGACAAGACATGCCCGCAATGCGGGGACACGTTCCGAAGGCGCTCGGGAGAGCAATTGACGAATTTTCACCGTCGGAAATTTTGCGGGATACCGTGCGCGAAACTAGGCGTGATAAAGAGCGATCCGACAGTTTCGGCCTTGCTCTGGAGAGCCCGAAAGTTCAGAAAGAAGGCGTGCGAGGCGTGCGGACAGAAGGAACGACTTCACGCGCACCACATCGACCAGGACAGAAGGAACAGCACGCAGGAGAATATCCAGACGCTATGCGTGCACTGCCACAAGTTCTGGCACGATACGGCCGAGAGGCATGGGGAAGTGGTTGCTGGGAAGATGCCATCCCTCGTGTCGCCCAGGGCGTAGCCGCTGGGGTGGACCGACTCAAGTGCATCGGCAACGGACAAGTTCCGGCAGTGGCGGCGCTCGCATGGGAAACGCTGATTGACCGAATCGCGAGCCACAGCACGCCGATCAGCAGCGCGAGCGTGAAGCCGGGTTCCGGCAGCGCGTGAACGGGAATTTCCCGCGACCACTCGCTAAATTCGTCTCCGCTAATAGAACGACTGCGGACAAGGAAAGCAAGGCGAGGCAACTCGACCTGAGCTTCAAAACAGTCAACGCAGCCAGCAGCGGAATCTTGAACTCGCTGAACAAATTCCCAGTCGCCGCCGACGCGCTGAAATTGGAACTCCCATCCGTCTACCAACTCGGGCTCGACCTGATGCCAGTGTATTGTGAAGTCAGGCATTAACGTCGCCGCGCGACCGAATCTAGCCAAGCATACTTAGCTAGAGAGTCCGCTTCGATTTCGCTGCGTTCCAATTCAGAGACTCGACCTTCTTTTGCGAGTTGGTCTACATAGTTTGACAAATCCACCGCCTCTGCCGCTGCCTCGCGTGCTGCATCGCCGCGAAAGGGATCACCAGGCTTTCGTCCGTACTCCTTCAAACCGTCATCCCAAGCGGATCGCTTGCGTTGTTGGAACTCGTCGTACAGTTCTTCGATTCCTCGGCTTGCGTTCATTTCGTTTCCTTGGCAATGGGTGGCAACTAGTCCAGCGGAAACTCGCTAGCTTGCTCGTACCCGTGGTCGTGGTCCCAGCGGTTTTGGATCTCTCCCATCAGCGTGTAGAACGTAGGAGGGTGGTGCTCGGTATGATGCTCTATCGACGCTAGACCCCACTGCACCGCGTGAACGTACTCGTGGATGAGGGTGGAGTTCATCTGCTCCCACGTCCGGCACTTACGCATCGACAGCTCGATCACGATGTGCCGGTCCTCGCGGTACGTCTGGCCGTGACAGTGGCACGAGGCGTCCTCGTCAATGATCTCGTCGACCCAGATCATCTCGACGCGTCGCCCTGCAGGCCATTCGGATTGCAGCCAACCGAGAACCTGCTTCGATCTCTCAAATCGGTTGCGCGCTTTTCTCACAGACATCCCCACACGCGGTAAAAGTCGCTGATCTCTAGCCGTTCGAGATCTATCACGAAAGCCATTTGTGCAGGTGGCTCCGACGGAAATCCGCCATCGGTCGAGTAGCCATTCATACCAACAAGCGAGCCGTTGCAAACGGCCTGACCCGCTCCAAAGATTTGACATTGATGGTAGTGCCCGATGCAAATTGTTCTGAAGTCGTAGTCGCGCGCAAGCACGCCGGCCTTCTTCATCAAGGGTATGGAGATCCCGCCGACGCCACCGCCATAGCGAATCCCGTGACCGTGGTGGAACAGGATCGGGTAGCCGTGTACGTCGACGAGATTCCATTCAGCGGTACTGATCTCAAACGTGATTGAGTTATCCGCAGCAAACCACGAAGCGAGATCCTCATACACAATTGAAGCGTGGCTGAAGTCTTTCGCGAGCCCAGGCACGATCTTCATTGACGACCTGTCATGGTTGCCCCAAGAGGTCGGTATGTGGATGCGTTCGACATCCAAATCGGCGCGCAGAAACGTGATGATCTCGACAAGCAGGTTGCGAATTACGCGAGCCTCTTGCTCAGGCGTCATTGCAACATCCCACATGCCGCCGTAATGCATTCCTGAATTGACCAGGAAATCGCCACCCAACCACAGGACTAGGGTCTTAACATCTAGGCGCTCTTGCGAGAGCTTGACCATCGTGACCAGATTGCGAGCCCACTCAAAGGCGCGCTCTCGTCCGATGTCGGGGTTGTGCTCGTTCATGCCGTTGGACTGATCGAGCGTCACGAGCTCGCAGGTGTGCCAGTCGGATGCGAGGGCCACCCAGGCGACAGGTAGCTTCCCGCCCTTTCGACCTCGGACCTTCGCCATCTTTCGACCGGGGCGCGGCTTCTCGCGCAAGGCTTCAAGTGCCTCAATCGTAACGGCTGACTCATCGAGCATTTTTGAGAGAGTTCGGACTTCGCCTTTCAGCGCAGTATTGCTACGCGACACTTTCCGCATTCGCTTGCGTTCGGAAATGCGCTCCCGCTCGTCCTGCTCCGCGTCTGCTATGGCACTCAGCCGCTTCTTGATCTCAGAGTCAGAGACGTTTGATCCGCTCACTCAGCGCCCCCTTCAGTGCTTGGGGGGCAACGTCAAAGCTGGGGATATCTTCGCAGCAGAGCTCGGAGAATGCCTTCCATCCGATGTTGTGCCCGTCATCCCTAAGCAGTAGCCAATTGCGGACATACGCCTCAAACGTCGTCCGCTCTTTCTTCGGTGCGGTTTTTTCCCACACCTGAAGAGCGTTCGTCCTGCTCGCGTACTGACCGCGCTTAGCTAGCCTTTGCTTAATGTCTTCGTCAACGTCTCGAGTCATTAGATTCTTCCGGCCAGCAGAACGAAACTAAGCGCCCAATCCAACGCACTGCTGGTCGGTCAGGATTGGCGAAAACAACTGCTTCGTAGTCGTCAACTTCGACCACGCTTGGTTGGGGGCAAAGACGCCTATGCGTCATCGGAGTCGAGCACCCGACGCAAAGCAGCAACGCTAGTAGGGCCATCGAGAGGAGCACGCGCCATCTCAGCATTTTCGTTCTCCAGGCTTTTCACTTGCAATCTCAAATAGACCAACTCATTTTGCAGCTCGCCCACCAAAACAGCCAAGCGGCTGCGCTGCCATCCGAACCAAACCGCAAGCAAAATTGCAGAAGACGTTACGGATAGCGCGAGCCACATCAGTTCACGGTTTCGTCGTTAGCGGCGTGACCCCAATTCATCGCAAGCCAGTTAAGGACCGTTGAGACGATTGCCGGCATTTTCGAGTCAGGCACCACAGCAGAAACCAAGCCTGCGATGGCAACCACGAGTGACATGATTTCAATTCCGTAGGGAATTTGCGAGACAAGAACTTCCATTTTGCTTCTCCTATCGCGGATCAATTTCCGCGTGAATGTGCATGTTTAACCCTTCGCCGTGAACCACGAATTGGTACGAGCCAAGAGGATCGTCGAGCCGCTGTCGAACGCGACCAACCCACTCCCACATCGCGAGCTCTCGAGCATCGTCATCTGCCGCTTCTACGTTTCTGGAACGGATGTCAAACGCGCTGCACCAAGTATGGGCATCGTCGGTGTGTCGGGCGGATCGGTGCCCTTCGGTAATTACCATGCGCCCATCGGTCGTATCTGGGGCAGTGACCAAAAGTGCCGTCAGCAAAGCGACCATTTCAGGACGGAAGTTTGATGGCTTGAACGAAGCGTTTTCTTTGAATGCGATTGCTTCGGTAATCATTGCCTGCGCTTTCTGTGCTTGAAAAAACTAAACGACATCTCGACCTGCTGCGTTATTTACAAGCACCTTAATGCCGTCCTTGATCTCGTCGATGTCTCCGCTTAGGTTTTCAATCGTTGTACCAGTTTTTGCAGACGACTCAGCTAGAGCCTTGATCGCTTCCGAGTGCCGAGCAAGCCGAGCCTCCGAAGCCTTGTGGCGTTGCTCGAACTCGGCCTCTCGCTGATTCTGCTTGTAGAAAATACGCGCGAGTGCGCCACTTCCCGTGACGCCCAGAGCTGCCATGAGTTCAGTCATCCATGAGGTTGTTCCGGGATCGGTGGGCATCTTTTATCCTTTGACCTAGCGAGCGCCGAAGTTTCCGCCTGGGCCACCAAGGGTCAAAACTGACTTAGCTGTGCCGGTCACAAACGCGGGAATGACTATTGGGAGAATCAAGCTGTATGTGTCGTCGTATCCACCGTCACATTCTTTGCCTGATAGGCAGATACCTTGATTGAGCAATGCTCCGAATGAATCTCCGTCAACGCCAGCGCCGCCTGAATTGTAAGTTGTCGAGCAAGAGTCGAAGAAGTTGGTATAAACGGAAGCGTTCCCGGCCAAAGCATCGGCGCAAGTATCGTACCCCGCGCCTAGATTAAACTCTTCGTACAAAGCGTTTCCGCCTTCGTGGTCGTCGTAAATCGTTTTGCTTATATCAAAGTCAACTTGCTCGTGGTTGTTATTTATGTAGAGGTAGTACCTAGATGCGTTACCTACCGTTTCGATAGGCTCGTCAAACAAAGACCCGCGTATTTTGAAATTCACCTGGCTTGTAGCAGGGGTCCCGCTAATCCAAATAGCCTGCCCGATGTTTGCAAACGTCGTTTGATACAAACCGATATTCGCAACTGCGTTTGCAGAAGTAAATTGCAGGTCAAACCCTTTTGTATTTTCGGTAGAATCCGAGTCTGCATCAATCATTCCAATGACTGACCTAACAAAGTTTGCTGTAAGTTGATTGTCGCTATTAGCGTCAGACGTAACTTCAATAAGGCTAGCTGGCTTTGAACCAATTTCTCCTGAGTTCATTACTACAGAACCCATAAACAGAGATTGCGTGGATGCGTGGAGGCGAAGAACATTCCCATTTTGAGTTAGGTAATTGGTGTCGGCCATGTCCCAAGACGAAAACATATCAATAAAAGATGGAGAGGCGTAGGGTGAAGCTGTATCAGAAATTATAGCTAGAGGATCGTTAGCTACATCTGCGTCACCATCGTCTACGTTTGTGTATTTACCTCTAATTGAAATAGCCTTTGTGTCACCTTTCAAAACAATGCAATGACCGCTGTTGTCGTCTGTGTCAGCGCCCCCTGTGTCTGTATCATCTGAGCGATCAGCGGAACAATCGGCACCGATAATAATAAACTTTCCCCCCAAAACTACTGAGTTGTAGTGATCCCATCCATGACAATTATCTGTCTGAATGTTTTCTACAACGATCCAACCCTCGTCGCCAGTGCTGCTATTCGCGCCAAATATGTTGGTGGTCGCGTTAGTTGTTTCATGGACTGCACAGGAGATGCGGGCCTTTTTAATTCCGGTAGGGTCCGTTGATGATATCCGGATGCCTATTTTATCCGGGTCAGTATTCGCATTGAGTTCGTCAAACGCACCATCGAGAGTAAGCGCACCCGTGCGAGCGCCGCTGCCGGTGCAAGATGTCCACGGGGTATTGGCTCCAGAACAGTCAGCCGCCGCTCCCCACACGTCTTCGGAGTCCAACAAGATCCACACCCGCCCCGTTTGAACAGCGATGTCCCGCGCCTTGTCGAGCGAAGCGACAGGGAACGCCTTAGTGCCGGGGTAGGCGTCATCGCCTAAAGGGAGGTCACCTTCGTCCGCATTGCTTACATAGATTTTCGCGAGGTCACTAGAAGCCGCAAGCAACTGCGTTAGGCCCTGCAACGTCGCGTAGTCAGACTCGCCAAGGACCGCGCCGCCGCCGCCCCCAGAAAGTTGCTGAGTCGAATGACTCCGAATCGTTAGATACGAAACATTCCCGGCAGTTTCAGCCGCCGTCACATCGACGATTAACCACATACGACCTGTAGTGATTTCAATGTTTTGGTTTGTTGCAGACAGAGTGGCGACCGTTGTACACGTTCCCGCCGCATACGACTTCGTTTCGCAAGCGTAAACAGTGGCAGTGAACGCGCTACCTCGCGTAAACGCCAACCGCTGCACTCCGTTTGCAGGAGCGCGCAAGAAATCCGCAGTCGTTACGGTTTCGTAAATCTCCGACCGATAGCCACTTTGACCAGACATTTGCGCCATGTCGTAATAGACCTGAGCCGATGCGGCAGACGCGCCCACCATGAGCAACACCGCCAGTCCAATACTTCTCAAAAACTTCATTCCGTCTACCTCCTTCAGCTAGTTCGCTGATCGTGAAACTTCTGATGCAGAAGATTTTTCTTGATCCTCGGCTAGTTTTTTTTCTAGCTGCTCAATTTGAAACTTAAGATATTCGTTTTCAAATTTAAGAGAACCGAGTTCGTACTTTAGTTTCTCTTCAAAAGTGTCGATCAAAAATGGCATTAGTTCGGCACCCTCAAAACCTTAAAGCCTCCACCTCCTGAATCAGCAGCGCCTTCAGTGACCTGCTTTAAGCTACTATTGATTCTCAGGAATACTGGGTTTGCTGAACTGGCACCTGACAACTCCATTGCCGTGGTTTCTGTGCCAGCAGCCACCACGTTTAGCGAGAGCTTCCCCGTATGGGCTCCGGCAGTGTTGACCTGAACAGTGTTAATCATGGCCGAGTAGTCAACTTTTGCTGCGGCAACATTGTTGCCGCTAAAAATTATGCGACTACTAGGGGCACCGGGAGTAGCTATCGTGGAACCAAAGCGCACAACAGACGCGATGGCTGTACGGGTTTCGATAGCGGCTGTAGTGTAAGTACCCGTAAGATTAACGCCGACATTCCCGCCATCGACCGCCAAGCCTGTACCGACACTACCTAAACTGCCTTCCGTGACGTTGATGGCTACGTCGAGCTTCATGGGTTCGGCTGACAAAGTACCACCCTCGGAGGGTCGAACATTGATGCCATGCGCGATGCTAGAGGCCCCATCGATAGAGTTGTCATAGCCTCGCCCAATTACGTCAAGGATAGTGCGTAGCCCGCTGTCGTCCGGGCCAGCAGCCGTTAGTCCAATCTCTGTGCCGATAAGACCACCCCGGCTTACCGAAGAAGCTCGTGTCGTTTGGTCGCGTGCTACAAAGTTGGCACCGAAGATCCCACACGTCGAAGGCTCGTGCTTGAACGAAATACCTTGAACGGACGTGAAGTTGGGAACGGACCCGCCAATAGTAGTGCGTTGGCAGTTAATACTACCGATAATGGCGTTTTCGTAGTTGTCTATTGCGCCGGTAATTAAAACTTCAGAATTTAACGCCGAGTTGTTTGCAGAACCTCCTGCGGTTCCGCCGGTATGGCTTGCAGTGCGCTGAACTCTAACCGTTGGCCTATCCGAAGTTAAACCAGTAGTCGCGTTGTCGTGAAAACCGTGCTTACCAACAAACCACGGGCGCGTACTATCCCCGTTGTACCGCGCATTAGTTCTGTTACCCAACGGTTGAGCTGTTGAATAAGTTGTGTTGCTGTGCTCTTGCCAGACTACTGTACGAGTACCAAAAGCCAACGTGCTCATATTGCCAACGTAAGCACCTGTCGGAACAAAGATTACAGCTATGCGACCATCGGTAGTCGAGTCAATAGCAGCCTGAAAAGCCGCTCTGTCATCAGTCGATCCGTTACCTAAAGCGCCAAAGTCCTTGACGTTTACAGCCTCGGCAAATCTCTCCTGAAGAGTACGCGCCGTGGTCGTGCCCGTGGCCGTCACTGTCGTGCCACTCGCCGTCGCCGGGTCGGTCATAATTACGTTGCCCGAACTGTCAAACGTCAGCACCTTAGACGCTCTTTGAGTAAGGCTTGGCACGGTCAAAGATGGGGTTGAAGAATCACCGTCGCTGATATGTATCGAACGGTCTACGAGATCTCGCGTTCGCTTGTTAAGGTTGAGCTGCTTATCAAGCGCGTCTTCGTGAGACTGTGCAGGGAATGCGCCGCCAGTGCTGTAGTCGGTGAGCTGCGTGAGCTCAGGGTCTAAGATGATAGAAACCGTTTCGCCTAAAACCGGGGCAGTCACGAAAACTACAGCGCCACCTACAGACGAACCGACACCCGATACGGTGTAGTCAGTCGTAATCGTTTTGACGGAATCAACACCCGCCGCACTTTGAACGACGACCTTCAGACTCGCTTGGTCGAGAATGCGAAAACTGTAAGCGAACGAAGTCGTAGACCCGTTACCAGAGTAGGATAGTCGCTTTAACTGGCTTGAAATAGTCATGTTATTCCCTTAGAAATTCTTCGATTTTATCGACTGGATAGGATGGAGGAAATCCGTACATAAATGATCTCAACACATCTAACGATTCCCAAGCTGCATCTTCGATGTCTCCCTCTCGAACTGAACCCAAAAACGTCCCCATGTTTTTGACAGCTCTCGATAGAGACGGTTCAAACCCAAAGGCGTTTTGACCAGTGACGGCCCCCGCAAACTCTCTGACAACTGGGACTGTGCCCATCGCTTCTGAAACAACAATCTGAGCCAGCCACTTCAAGTAGCCAACAACGTCTGCGTCGTCTTCTGGCCCACCACGCCCACCCATCGCGGCTTTCATCAAGTCGTATGTGATGCCAGGGATGATAAGAGCAAAAGTCAAGTCGGCTAAAATTGCAGCCTTTCCCCTGTCTTTGACAGTTCTCAATCCCAGCGTGACGGCTTGATTGTAAACAGCGCTCATGTACGAGTAGAAGACCGTGAAGATCTTTGAGAGTTCCGTGCCTCTCTGAATAGCGGCCAGATCCTTAGTATCGCCACCGCCCTGTGATATCCGAACAACCTTCTCGGCTAATCTCTGGGCATCCTTGGGCGACATATCGAGCTCTTGTATCGCGGCCTCTTGTACCGCTAAGTACACCGGAAGATCAACGGAATACACCTGCAATTTGCCAATCAGACGCATACCAAAGTCCGCGACTTCTTTGCTTTTCTGCTCAGTAGTTAAAGCGCCCTTGATTGCCTTCTTTGCCAATGTTGATGAGTCTTTGCTCGCCAAGCTCATCGAGCCAACGTCTACAGATCGGCTGAGATCCCTTGCCTCTCTGCCGATGTATTTGATCCTCTGCCTAATCGTCGCAGACTCTTCAAATACACTTTCAGCTTCACGAGCAACAAAGGCAGGGTTTGACATAACCGTTGCGTGATACTTCGCATAGTTGGGGATCATCTTGCGCGCTACACCGTAGGCGTTTGAGTGGCCCAACGGCTGGCCCATGAGTGTGCTCAGCCTGAATGCAAGAGCGCCGGCTGTTTCACCTAGCCTGATACGCTTCATAAACGAATTGAGCCCAGCGATATTGGCGCTTTCGGTAACTCGGTCGTTGGCTATATCCATAAGCCACGGCTCAAAGAGTGAAAAATACTCTTCCCCCAGAGTCGTCTCTTGGAGAGCTCTTCGGATGTCTTCGTGCTTGAGTAGCTTGTGAACTTGCATCAGCGTGTCTCGAGTAGACACCTTGCTCACAATCTCGTCGATATGGTTAGGGATGACTGAAAGGTCAAAGAGGATTGCGCGGTCTTTCACCTTTCGCATCCGCTCGTTTGCCGCTCCTGGCCTTCCAGAGATTGAGGCAAACGGATTAACGATCCCGTCGTTGATAGATTTCTTGTTTAGGTCTTCGGCCCGCATTGAATGGAACGGATCGTAAATGATTGGAAAGTAAGCGCCTTGGAAATCTCCAAATGGAGTTTTGATCGTGCGACCGATTACCTTCTCAGGAACGATTCCAGCAATGCGCGCCTCGTCCGCCGCGATCTCCGGCCAAAGACTACCGATAATCTCGGAAGCCTCTTTGGCAAAATCGTAATCCTCTCGGCTCATCTTGCTGAATACGAACGCCTCAACGTCTTGAAGTTTCCAGCCGTTGCCGTCTTCAATCCTCTGCACGTTTCCGTTGTTACCGATATTCAAAAACAAAGAGAGAACTTCGAGCATGTTCATCTCTACGTTCTTGCCTGTTCGCTTGCTTTTGAACGGAGTTTCAAAAACTTTTGAGTATTCCTCAATTCGAGGTTTTAGATAGCTTTCCCATAGTGCGTTCAGTTCTTCAGTCTTTTCAGCAGATAGATCGTTTCGGCCCTCTACTGAATCACTAACTGGCTGATAGACCTTTTGGGACCACGCCCCGTTAGGGTCCAACCCGTCAAGGAATAAAGCGATAGCTTCAACCTTTGCTAGAGAAGCCTCTGCTCCTACGAATTTGCTTTTGATCTTGTCTAGGAGACGCGCATTGCCTTTGCGTAAATCCCGACCTGTCGCGTTCTTCTTGATCGCATCAACCAACGATGCCCGAACTTCCGCCTGCATTTCCTTTTGACCGGCAGCGTTAAACTCAAACTGCCTAACGGCGATCGTTTCGATATTCTTCAGCGCATCGGTGAGCTCTGAAAGCTCCTTGATGGTCAGCTCTTTCCAGCTCTTTGTGAAAGCCTCGTCCCTGATCTTGTCAGAGATATAGATCGGGTCGTATTCTGATTCTCTTTCGATAATGAACTCAGCAAGAGATTTCCTGTTCTCGATCTCTTTGATGGTTCTGCTTACGTTCAAATCAAAACGATTAAGCAAGCCGAGTATGACCTGCAAGTATTCTTGACCGGCCAAGCCTATTCGCGAAAGTCGTCTCTTCGTCTGAAGACGGTTCGCGAAATTAGCTGCCTTCAGCCCGTTCTCTTTGGCGCGCCTTGCGTCGGATTCAAGCAGAGCATTCAAAACCTGCCGCCGCTTGTGCATGGATGACTTCGCAAAGTCGTCTTGGATTGCTGCCTCAAGAGCAAGCCGACCTTCTCTGGCGGCTGCTAGCCGGTACTTGTGAGGCTTCAGGTGCCGCCACTGCGTGTTCTCTATGATCTCGCGAGCCTTGCCCCTGGCCTCACTCAAAGCCATTGCTGGGACGCCTGCGCGCTTTGATGCGTCCTTCTCCTCGACCAGCAGATCGCTCACTTCACGCTGAACCTGCTCGTCTTTCAGTTGCTCCTGAGTGGCAAACATCCGATCCATGATCTCGACGATTTCAGGAGACAGCGGACCTTGGAATCCGGGGATGTTTTCCATAGCCCCGTAAAGCTTCGTGAGCCATGCGCCAAACTTCTTAAAGACCGCGCGGAGTGCTTTCGTAGGAGAGATTCCGCGCATAAAATAGTTTTCAGTCCACGAAGCCCATTGCTCTTGAAACTCAGACGAGAAGACATCATCCGTTCCGACTGCTTCGCGCATGTGCGCCTTGATCGTCTCGAGATCCGCAGCGAACTCGCCGCCGTCTACGCGAGCGTCCTTGTCAAGTTGGGCAAGCCAGAGATGCCCCGACTCGTGAAGGAACGTAGAACGATCAGCGGCTTCACCTAACCGGATAACGACGTTGCGGAGCTCGGGGTCTGATAGGTCGATGGAGCCGCGTTCGGGCTGAAAAAACGTCTTTGCAATCTCAATCGCGTTCTCGTCGTAGATGACGTAATTGGTGGCTGTGCCGGGTCCGCCGCTAATCTGGTTGGCTTGGTACTTGTGACCTTTGATGCCTGCGGCGCTCAAAGCCTTAGAAACTTCGGCATCCCCTCCGTAATATTCTGCCATAGTCCTATAAAAAGACTCGCCTGTAGCTTTATTAATGCGGCTTTTAGGATCAGCGAACGCAGCGCTAATTGTTCTATTCAAAGTTTGCCCGTCAACCTGCTCCATCCAGTTGTCACTGTGCATGGTGCGACGAAAGTCGAGCATAATCTCCTGAACCTTTGGAATCTGCTCGCTCAGCGGCGCGTCCCAGTCCATCAGCTCGTTGTCTTCGGGGATCTCGACTTGGAAGAGTTGGCCTGGACGACTAATTTTAATCCCTTGACCAATCATCTTTTCAAGCGCCGATATGTCGTTGTCAAGCGTCCGAATGCGCGACCGAATGCGAATATCGTCTCTAGGCCCTGATCGTTGTTCATTCCAATCGCGAGCAATGCCTCCCATTTCCTCTAGTTGTGATTGCTTTTCCGAAAGCAGCGATCGAGCAACAGACATCGCTAATTCAGAATCCGACAACTTTGACCCGAAATCATTATCACGATGGTTAGCCCACCGATCTGCAATTTTTCGCGTCATCGACGTTTCGGAATTACGGCTAGAGTTGTCTATGCTTATATCCCGAACCACACCTCCAACACTAATTTCCGGTAGTGCTCCAGATAAAGATTGTTGATAGAACTCCGCAATCCCGCGCGACGAGGAGAAGTACAGCCCCCACCCAAACGCCTGCGCGCCCTCGCCTGTGCCGATGGCGTCCGTCGTGAACTTGTCAAAGCGGTGCGGGCCACCGTGGAAGGCGGGTTGAAAGAAATACCGATCTTGTGTTTGCAGTTTGGCTATTCGATCTGCTTCGTCTGCGTAAGGAATAACATCAACGCCGTTTTCGCGAAGAATGTTTGCAGATTGCTCATCCCCTTCTGGAACAAGAGCGCTTTTGAACTCCGACAATTCAACTACGCGCTCTGGCTTTGCCTCAAAATACTCCGAAGGCATGGCCTTTATCTTTGCAACAAAAGCCATTGCGCGAGCGCGCACGTCGTCTGGGACATTCTCCAGCCAATCACCCCATGAACTATTGCCGCTTGCAATCATTGCAAGCTCATCAAGGGCTTGCTCTGTTCGGAAGAAAGGATTGTCGCTTTGGTTTTTAAGGTACTCGCTGAGTTCAGACGCGATATCTATTGCTGATGAAGTTGTGCTTTCAGAAAGCTCGTTCATTTCACTCTTGGAAACGAGCGTATCTCGCGCCGATTTGATGTCTTTAAGAGAACTGAACTTGGAAGCTACACGAGCGCGAAACTCTCCCGCTCCAGAGATTGTTTGTTCAGTTTGTGATCGGAGCTCACGCTTCATATAAGCGACGACGTTCTTAGCCGTCTCAGGCTGATAGCGCCGAGTGCCGCTGTCGGTGTATCCCAAGAATATTTTTCGCTGAGGAGTAACTCCAACTCTATCGAAAAAGCCAGTTGACCATTCCGCATATTCTTGTGGCAGGTTTGCTACTGCCAAAATGACGCTTCTTCTCCAATCGTCTGACAAGCCCTCAAGGTTTGGCAACTCACCTCTTTCGCTAAGAAATCTTGCTTGTACGGCAACCGCTCGGAAGAAAGCATTCTCGCCGCTAGTTTCTAGCTCTTGAGACGCTTCCCAGGACCGCAAATAAGACCGCTTGTCAGAGTCTCGCTTGTCACCGGACTCATTAAGAACCTTTGAAATCTTTTTGTCGTCGCTAGATTTGAACTCTGTAACGATTGACGGGTAGGTCGGGCTGTATGCGTCAAACGGAAAAACCTTATTGCTGCGGGAAGGCTTGACCATTGACTCGTCAGCAATAAGCGTAATCTCTCCAAACCCAGTCATTGGATTTTCAGCAGAAGATATAGCCATTGACGGCATCGCAAGTCCGCCAATACTTGCAACTTTGGATAGATTTTTTGCTGACAGATTATGGTGGGCTACAAGAGGTGGGCCTGCTGGATCTTGACTAACACCGGGCTGGTCGAAGGTGCGGGTAGCGCTCTGCGAGTAGCCCTCTGGATCGTAATTTCGGTGCAGAGCCTCGGCTGCTTCCCGATTCGTAGACACATTCAGATCAATTTCAGCGTCATCAAGAGCCTTACTCAACATCCTTCTTTCAAGAGTCGCTGCAAGAATCGCTTCTGTCTGCTCTTCAGTCCTTCTCGGAGTACCGCCAATGTCGTCTAGGATTGCTTCCCACATCTGCTCCGGGTCAGGACGACCATAGGAATCTGCTCCCTCAATACTGACGTAAGGGCTGTCGCTAAAATTCTCAGCAACTTCATCAATTTCAGTCATCCCAGGAGCATCTGGATTTCGGCCTACCGATGCCTTTTGAGCATTGCTAGGAGTACCGTCTCCCGCTGCCTCTTTAAGCGCCCGTTTCCGTTGGCGCTTAGAAAGTCTCTTGCTTCCCTTTTTGCGAGGGTCACGGAAAAGACCGGGTGCGCGTTTAGCCGTGAAATCTGCATTCAAAAACCGCTTGTACAGCTCTGAATGGACCCACTTACCTTCACGATAAACATGGGTAGCCACTCCGCCCATGCTTTTGATGAGGCTCAGAACGGGAGTCTTTGGAAGGCCCTTTAGCTCAGGCTCTCTTCCTTCACGGATATCGTCAAAGAGCTTCTTGTAGGAAGCTTCAACCGCATCGATGTCTACCTCGCGTCCGGCGATAGCGGCTTCGGATTCTAAAGCTTGCAGCCTTGGATCGGGCAACTCCTGACCCGGACCAATGATCTGCGGCATACCCTCTTGAGCAATCAACTGGCTAAGAGAAAGCCCCTTACGATCTGCGCGCGCTTCCATTTGAGCGAGGGCGATCTCTGTAAACGCAGACGCTTCTGAGTTTTCATAGGTGCCGCGCAACTGACCCCAGATCATTGCCGATGCGTCTTCTCGAGCCTGGGATTCAGTCAATGACTCTTGATCTGCGTCTACCTTCGCATCAAGTTCAGCACGCTCGGATTCGGTGAGCTCCGCAAGCATTGCTTCGCCGGACTCTTCCAACGCGCCCGAGATGCTTCCCTTAAAAGCGTCCGCCTGCACCGCTGTCATATCTTCGGGAGTGAACCGGACGTGCCTAGAAATCGCACTCGCTAGCGGAGTGTGGGCCACGTTGAGCATGTAATCTTCAATCGACAGAACGATGTCGTTGCCAGTCTCCGCCGAGTCTTCAATCTGTGCCTGAAAACCTTCAATGGACGCGATGATCTCTTGAATCGAACGAGGATCTTCAACATTGCCCATAAACCGCTGAACGGCTTCGCTTGAGATGTAGATCTCGCCCTGCGGATAGCTGCGCTTTACATGATCTGCGTATGCCTCTGGATTCGTCTCCCGCAAGGTAGACTCCGAGGCCGTCTTGTTCATCTTCATCACGCGGCTTAGGGTTGCCCCAGCCTTCTGGACGCCTGACAGATTGTTCAGATTCTTGACAGCACCACGGACACGATCAGCGTTAAGGCCAAGAGCGCCCGACGTTTCTGTCAGCGCTTGACCAGTTAAGCCCATGCCGCCGCCGCCCTGAGCGCCAGCAATCGCAGACTCAAAGACTCGCGCCCAAAATGCTTCGCTTCCGTTTAGCGTGACACTCTCGCCCGTCTCTGGATCTGCAACTTCATGCGTGAAGTTTTCAAAGCCTTCGCCAGAAGCTTTCATAAAGGCACCGATGGCTGTAACGAGAACGCCTTCCTGCATTCCCTCCGTGACACCTTCTCTAGCGGCAGAACCCGCGAACGCCCCGCTTAGCCGCATCATCAAACCAAAGACGGTCGGGTTCTGTAGAGCCTGCTTCACTCCTCCTCGGCTAAATTGGCCGAGCAACTTATCACCGCCCGGAAATGTGCCAACGATTTTGCCGAGTGCGAAAGTCTCAAGAAGACCGTTCACAGTTCCTACCGCAAGGCTCAGCGCCTTCGCAGTGTCTTGTGGAATCAGTATTCCGTCGGGGCTCGTTAAGTCTTTCAACTCAATAAGCGCTAGACCGGCTTCAGCCTTTCCTGCTGCATAAACAGCGGACAAAGCCGTACCAGTCCCATACCCATAAGCGAACCCGGACAAGGCCCCTGGGCCAGCCCCAACACCACCTGCCGCCGATCCAGCAAGAGCGCCGAGTCCAGCGGTAGCAGCGCCAGAAGCTAAGCCTGCTTCCTGCGCGGATAGAAGAGTGTGCAGAGACAACGGAGCCATCTCGGCAACTTGTCCGGGGATGTTGAAAACCCACCCGGCGTCTCTGTTTTCCCAACCGAAATCAGGAATCTCTTTCATCTCTCGCTTGACTCGTTCAATCTCCGCCATTGATACAGGGTCATACCCTTCGCCCTGCCACAAATTTGCGCCAAGCTCTGACAACTCAAGAACTTTTAAGCCTCTGTCTTTGCTGGTCGCAGTGTCCTTGAATAGCCGCTCGAACGTGCCCATGTTTTCGATGTCATCAAAAGAATCGACAACGTTCTTAGGGTTTGAAAAGGTTCTGGCGGTTTCTGGATTCTCGAACGCATACCGTCCTGGGTTTAGTTTGCGGATGCGCTCTTGAGATTCTTCAGTTGGGGGCAAGCCAATAGTGAGCGACTCACCAAGACCTGAAGGTGCGTTTGACGACCTAGCGCTACTAGACCACATGCCCAAGCCTGGAGGCATCCGAGGAACGAAAGGCTTCGGAGTGATTCTGGCCGGAGCAGGTGGCTCGACAACCTTGGCCTTCGCCACGTTCTGAACGTCTAAGTTCAAACCCGTTGCCGAAGATCCGTCTTGCGTATTTGCCGATGTGTCGAGCTCGCTTGCCAAGACTATCGACTCCACTTATCTCGGTAGTTAATTCGTGCCTGAATCACGTCGCCACCATAGAGATCGAAATACTCGATGGCTTCCAGCTCTATGTTCTGAATAGTCGGAGACACACCTCGTTGCGTAAGAGATTGCAGAATCTCATCGTAGATCGGGGAGTCCTTGTCGCTTGCTTCTTTAACGAAAGTACTGATCTGACCCTGATCCAGATCTATGATGTTCGTGATCGTGTTGAAGTATTCGAGGAATCCCTTTTCTTCATAGCTCTCGTTTAGGACCGACTGAAATAGCTGCAACTTTTCCGTGAAGTTTAACGGGCCGCCTTTATCATACTCCGCAGATAAGATTTGTTTGTACATAGCAACATGCACTCGCGCATTTCTACGGTCGAGATCGGCCTTGACCGCTGGCAGTAGTTCGCCGGGTGGGCGCATCGTTTGCAGTTGAGTGTCAACGTATTTACGAACAGATGCCGAGTAGCTTGCACCCTGATCCACGCCATCCACGCGAAGCTCGTCCTGCGCTTTCTTGAGGTCGCCGTGCATGTCTTTGGAGATTTTCCCCGTGGCGTAATCATTCCAAATATCAATTTCTGCAAACGCTTTAGGGTTGTCTATCCGCATGTCGCTATATCGTCGCCAAACGACAGACTGGAAATCTTCGTTGACTTCTTCGAGTTTTCCGTCTCGCTTTTCCTCGATGTATTTCTTCGCGGCCTTTCGCTCTTTGGGCGTTCCCAGACCACTGTCTACAACATCCATCGCCTGCTGGAATTGGTTATTATCGACTAGATCAAGGGTCGAGTTCCAAAGCGAATCGGTTTCTTGATTCATACGCTTTGTCTCGGATCTCTCGTTCTCTGTGATTCGGTTTTTTACCCTGGCAACTACATCATCTCGAAGGTCTGGGTCTTCGATAGCTCTCGCCAATTGAAGTTGCTCTGCATTCGATAAGCTCGCTCCAGTCTCTTCGTCAACCCTAGACATAATGTCGTCGGTCGTGCTCTGAGATACACGCTTTCGATACTTTTCAGCACCGCGCAGCATGTAATTCTGGCGTTGAGTTGCTGCCTCGCCTTCGTTAATAAACCCGTTGGCAACCCCAGATTGTATTAACGATTCAACTTGAGCGTCGGCAATTCTTAAATCTTCTGCGGTAATGTCTGGACGATCCGCCATCGTTAGGTGGAAATTGATCGCAGCGTCTAGCGTTGAACGACCAGAGTCGATCTGCCGGAGACGGATGCGATGGTTCGACCTGTTTGTGATCTGATCGCCATAACGCTTAGATTGCCTGTCGAATACTCCAGCAGAGCCGCCTCGGTGCTTGCTTTTCAGCTTTCTCTGTAGAGCGTTTAACTGCTCAGGCGCTTTTTCCAGATCACCCGTTAATGCGATTTTGTCCGCTTCTTCTTGATACTCTGAGGAGAAGTCCGTTGCTCGACGAGTGCCCTCTTGCTCGAGCCAAGCGTCACCGATCAGCCCAAGACTAGAAACGGCTGCACCAAGATCACTCTGAGCTGCGCCGATTCCTGCGCCAAAATCAGAAGCCGAAGCTCTTGGCTGGGATACAGGGTTTGGAATAGTGTCTAGGGTCAGCTTAGGCATTTTTAACAGCAAGGCTCCCTAGTTGACCTGCCCCACGGAGCACGGACGAAGCGATACCCATGCGTGACGCAGCCCTCGCGGTATCACCGCGCATTTTATAGATCTCAGCTTCTATCTCGCCAGCGTCTCGAATCATTCCGATTTGTCGAATGTTTTGAAACTGGCTTTCGGCAATTTCCACAAGCGGAGAACCTGAAAGCCGTACTCCTGACTTTGCAACCTGTGTGATATTTGTCGATCTTTGAAGTCGCGACCTTCTGATCTGGGCTTCGATCGCCATGCTCGTCTCTCGCCGAGACATCTCTGCATTGAACTTGGCCGCTTTCTCCGCAGCCTTGCCAGCCTGAGCTTGGCCGAATGCGCTCGTTACCAACCCAGCCGTCATTAAGCCATAAGTTGCGGGAAGAACGTAATCGGCCATCAGATCACTTCCGTATTCATATCAGGCATGATAGCAATTACCGTACACGGCAAGGGCTGATCGTGAGCGATTGCAACTCGACCCTCACGCTCCCACCCGCTAGGCATTGAAAGCGCCGGGGTATCTCCCGAAAACAAAGGCACGAACGAATCCATCAAGTCGGCTGTATCGCGCAAATTATGCTCGTCCATTGTCGTGAAGTTTGCTCCGTACTTGATGCCCTCACCAGTATCTTTGAAACGCATTACCAACTTTGTAATCCGCTTCTTTTTGCCCTGAGCGGTGCCCTGGGGGTTGCCCCCTTCAAGGCGCATTGTCTGAAGCTGAGCGTCAGGCAGCGCTAGGCCCACTTGGGCCTTCGTTACTGCGGTGCTCAATGTGATTGAACCACCCGCAACCACTTCATCGGGGTACACGATGCCATCGCCTAAAACCTTCACAGTCTCGCCTTCGAGATGGTACAAGCCAGTAATCGTAACGGTCGAAGCGCCCGAGTAAGTCAGCCCATCATCGACAAAGAACGCATCGGGGATAGACCCATTTTCCGCAAAAGGCTTCTCAAGGAACTCGATGTGCCGCACTGTTGCGCCGTTTACCGTGCGAGACGTGATTGCCCAAAGCTGATCTTGGTCCCCGTCCGGGTGAGGAATCACTGCGATTGATTCAACCGTTGCATTCGTGCCGCCAATCGTATGCTTGGCCCACGCAATGACTTCCTCGTCACTGATATACGTCAGCGAAGCCAGCGAACCATCCGACAACACGCACCACAAGAGACGCAAGGGTGACGACTGATAAGCCATTTGCACAACGCCAGGAGTCAGGATGTCGTAACTCATCTGCGTCAGATCTGGGGCAGTGTAATTACCGCTCTGTAAGCTAGGCACGAGCTCGTGAAGTCGGAACTTCGCACGCTGCACAAAAAGCAAAGCCGAGTCTATAAACACCGGCTGGACATTCTCAGCGGCACCGTAGTTTGATCGACGGCGCACTCGGATGTTTGATGGCGTAATGGCTTGCTCGGCATTGCCGGCATCCGCTGTAAACTCGCCGCCCTTGGTGCCAATGATAAGCACGTCTTGACCGCTTAACCATTCAATCGAGTTAATCTTGTCTGATGCCAGGGTAAAGACAAGAGAGGAATCATCTTCGCCAGCGACTACTTCAAAGTTTTCGTAATCGCCCGTTTTACTAGCCCACATAGTCTGCGGGTCTTTGCTTGTGCCACCAAACCAAAGCCGATCTTCGTAAAACGAAACAGATCGCGGATAGCCAAACTCTGCATTCCATGCGCCAATAGCCCATCGAGGAGAAGTCAGCGCGTCAAACTCTGTACCTCCATATTGGGTTTTTGCCGGGTTTGTAGTTGACACCCTAAACGGGAAATCCTCAACAACATCGACTGTGCAAGTCGCCCCACCAACCGCTGTAATTTTAGCGTAGCCCGCGCCGCGATTGTAAAACTCCCACGGAACTCGCTTGTCTTTTACCACTCCGTCCGACTTTTCGTGAGAAGGAGGCTCGTTGCCAGACGCCGTAGTGGGAATACCAGTTAGCGAGTACACCCGACCCTCGTAGTAAGCCTGAACTCCTACGTTGGCAGTGCCAACTCGAGGCTCAATGCCTCCGGCGACGTTGACGTTAGCCTTCCATTTAGGCAGATCGGCTTCTACCAAATGGCTAATACGAACGTAGCTACCAACCATTCCACTAACGAATATCGAACCCGCACCCGTCGCTGTGATTGTGCGACTAGATCCAGTGTTTTCGCTAATAATCATCGTCTGATCGTCGTCGAGATTTTCTTCGCGGAACGGAGGCCAATCAAAATCAATCGCTTCCGAAGTCCATTCAATATCTGAAGTGCGAGAAATCTTGTGCGGCGGATGGTTCCCGTGCGCCAAGTAGACCACATCAGCCGACTGCACGAATGAGATCTCGTCTAGTTCAGCCTCAAGCCACGGCAGCGAGTTCGACGCCACGCCGTCAGTGATTTCGTAGACGCGCGCAGCAGTGCCACCAGCGCCCGTAGCTCGCCCTGTGCCGTCTTCGCCAGACAACTCATAAGTGTTGGTGGCTTGGTTAGCTACAGTAAAGTAGCGGTCATTGAGCTCCGTCATTGCGGAACCCGTGATAAAGACCTGATCGCCGTTTGCAAATGGGTGACTCGTGTCAGCGCAGACCACTGGGTTAGCCGCAGTGGGCGAACCCGTGAAACTCTGAGCGGCTTCGAGTACGGTTCCAGAGTCCTTGTAGACCCGAAGATACCCCTCGCCGATCTCCATGATGTAAGCCTGCTCGCGCGAAAATTCAAACGGAATGATCCGCGTCTTCTTGCTTGAGTCCTTCACCGGCTTCACATGCCGGAAACCACTGCGCTTGATCGCTGGGCCTTGGTATGTCGGGATGAAGTTCTGGAGCTTGTTGCAGCCGGTCTGATACCGAGCAAGGTCGGAACGTCCCTGCAATCGAGGCCCGAGCTGCCCGCCGTTAAATGCGTATTGAATAAGCGAAGACTTCACTAGTGGCGCACCGTGACCCAAGCGTCTTCTTCAAACTCTGACGGAGATCCCTCTTCGCCGTCTGACCTTCTAGCTTCCTGGATCTTGTCCTCGTACTCAGCAAGTAAGAGCTCACGCTTCGATCTGGAGTTTGTCAGCCGCTCAGCAATCTCAGCGGCAAGGCGTATCACCATGCACTCGGTGAGGATGCCGTCGTAAACCTCTGAATCAGTTTCGTCCTTTGTGTACCGAATCGAAAGCTCACCCGTCGCGTCTGTGCGGATCTCTCGACCCTCAACACGCCAGTCTTGAGCTGTGTCTACCTCGAGCACTTGCAGCGAGTCAGCGGGAATCTCGTAAGCCGTAGCGAAGCCCCAACTAGGAGCATCCGACAACGCGGCCAGTTTTGTTCGCACTACCGCGATATTCCAAGGATGAGCGCGCAGCACCTCTCGACGCACAAACGGCCATGAAGCGTTCACCGCACGGCCTCGTTCGTTGGCATCACCTAGCGAGATAATCGGTTCATCACCGACGCGCAATAGCGCCTGGTTTGCGATCTCTACGACTGATGCCATGTTTTCAATTTCCTCCGACTCAGCCGGGACACCATCGCTATGACAGTGCCCCGACCTTCGAGAGCCGAATCAGGGGAGATGCGGCAAACCGTAATCAGTCACCAGCGTTGTAAAAGCACTCGAGAAGCACTTCTGCGCTCGTGCTGGTCGTCGCTTCGACTGCCGAGATCGTGAGGTCGTAAAACGTCCCCGGATCAGACGCAAGCCCAAGCAATTGCCAAATCATCTTGCCACGGTCGAAGTCATCGAGCGCCGCCTCAGTAAAAGCCTCGACACGCGAAAGCGCCGCAGCGTTCACATCAAGCGCATCACAGAACAGGTTGTCATCGACTACAACTCCATCATGTGCCGTCCCCGTAAGGTAAAGGCCGATATCAAAATCACCTGTTGTACCCATGTCGGGGCAGGAGATCGTGAGTTCAAAGATGCGATCGCTCGACTTGAACGTCCCCATCCGAATCACTTCGTTGGTGTCAAAAATCTGATCGGTGTTGATGTACATGCGCTTATAACGCAGTCGTCCACCAGCTTCACCAACCGGGTTGATCTTGTTTGCAACGAGCGTGTTCTGGTCTGCTTCCGTCGCGAAAAGCGTCGAATAATGATTAGCCATTTTTCATGTTCTCCTGCGATACGTCCCCGCATCGCTTGGTGTGCAACAGGGACGGCCTTAACGACTCCGATAAGACCGTCCCGTTACCAACTAGCTAGTGCCTACACGCACTCAATTTCGACGATCTTGTTCTCTTCGAGACGAGTCGCGCCGATCGTGGTGCAGGTATAAACCTGCTTGGCGTAAGACTTGTCGTTGCGCTCGGAGACTCGGCCCTTGATGTCGCTAAAGATTCCAAGGCCAACGCCAGACGGAACCCACATGGGCACGCGCCATGTCGAACCAGTCTTCGTAACGTCTTCGTAGTGGATGAAACGCACACCGAGGAACGGCTTGATCGTCCCAGCGGAGCCGTTAAGCGCTCGCTCGTCCGAGAAGTCGTAGTTGATGTACTGATCTTCAAGTTGAAGATCTTCAATCTGCTCAGAAGTAATCGCGCAGAAAACCGGCTCACTTGTCAAATCGACATTGTGAGAACGAAGCGCCTTCAGACCGGCCTTGATCTTTGCGGCATTCAGCCCCGCACCGGAAGCCGCAACCTTGTTTTGGGTCGTAGCTGCAACGAACGTCGCCCAGTCGGTCGTCGTGTCACCACCTTCGCCGGTCTTCGTCGTCTCCGAGAAAATCGCTGCCATGATCTCGTCATCAATAGCCCGGTTAGAAGCGGCAGCTCCAGCCTGCACATACGAGCTCTCGAACGAAACAATCGAGCGAACGCCGATGTCGTCCTGATAGTCGATGAGATCTGCCCACTCGTAGTCTGCTGGAATGACCCATCGAGCATCGTGCGGGACAGGAATCAGGGGAGTATCAGCGTTTCGACTCGTCCTCTTCTGAGCACGAACCGAGCCAACCTGATTCATCATTTGGGCACCCTTGCCCGTGACATTGTTTACCGTGACCGCACCGCGAAAGCGGGAGTCCATTTGCTGCGCGAGAAGGTTCACATTGGAGGAGTATTCCTCGCTATGACCAACTGTAATTTCATCACCCATTTGGGTTCACCTCGTAGTAAAAGATTGATAAGCCGTTACTTGTTGGCTTGTCCGCCTACGAGGCGGGGCCGAATCATTCAAACTGATTCGCTGGCCCTTGGTGCTTTATCATCACGGGCTCGGCTTGCGAGTTATCCGCGAATCCACTGCACAAAGTGGGTTGTCAGCTATTCACCTGAAAATGTGAACCATTCTCAGGCTTGTTCAAGCCAAATCTTCTTCAGCTATGGTACGCGATTGTATTGAGTCGCTTGAGTTCTGCTGCTGCGGATTTGTCGCCCTTGTTTGCCGCAGCCATAAGTTCGCCACCCTTCAGCGCAATCTGTTGCTTTGCGGCATCAGGTGTAAGACCAAACGCAAGCGCGTTGCCGTTGTCACTCTTGTCGTCGCCTCGCTTGTGCTCTCCGCTCATTCGACCCACAAGCGCACCGAGCTTCATAGTTTCTTTGTATCCGATTGCATTCTCAAGCGCGTCAATTACTTCAGGCGCAAACTTAAGAGTCTCGAATCCCCTACGAGCGGCGAGCTGATTCTCTTCAAGCACCGGCCCCCACTCATTGTCGAGCTCAATCTTCTCGGCTGAGTTCTTCGCGTTTTTTGCGTCAAATTCTACCTTGATTGCATTCTCGAGCACCGCAGCATTAGCGCGCGAGACAGCCTCGTGCTGTGCCGGGGTAAGCCCTGCCTCGTGATGCCCTGCCGCAAACAGCGAAGAGTCAAAAGGCTGACCCTGCACTTCAAGCGAAGGAGACTCATACCCGTCAGGAGCCTCCGGCACGCCCATGCGCGCACGAAACTCTGCTGCCTGCTCTTCATTCCCTAGTTCTGGAATGCGAACAAGTTGATCGGCTTTCACGCCACGAAGACGCTCGCCGTTCTGATAGCTTTTGAGCATTTCAGACACAGGGTTTTCGGACTTGTCCCAACCCTTGTTACTAATGAATCCGATTTCGTCTTCGCTCAGGCCAGTAGACCAGGAAGACGGCGCGTCTGCTGCCGGCGTTGCTGCCGTATCCATTCCACCCGAATCTGCCGCCGCTGGTTCCGCTGCAAGTACATCCGAAGCCGATGCTACTGCCGGTGCTGCCTCAATCGGTGCCGCTGGTGCGGCTACCTCTTCACTCATCACTCTCCCCCTTCAGTTAGTGCTCTCTCTTGGATGGCAAAGACATCTTCACCTTCCATCGTTCCTAGATCGTACATGGCAAAGAACGCCTCTCGACGCCCCTCAGCCCTTGCTAGCTCAAGCGAATCTGTCTCGTCGCTCACTTCAAACACTCCGCAGAAGTCAGCGAAGAAAGCCCACGCAGCAGCCGAGTTGGGTGTTCGTTTCCATTCCTGAACCCCACGCCATGCGTTGTAGGGTTTGCGCGACAAATAGCTTTTGACGCGCTCGATCAACGTCCCAGACTTTCTCAAGCTGCGCCCACCGCCGATAGACCTTGCACAGTTTTAGCAATGCCTGGACCCTGCTTAGCTATCTGCTCAGCCTGCGCGGCTTGCTGCTGCTGCTCGTGGATTGCGTCCATCGCGTCCTCGCTGCGGAATAGCTTTTGCGGAACGCCTAGATCCTGTCCGTAGTGCTCCATTGCCTGCTCGGCGTCGATCTTCTGCAAAAGACTTGGATCAGTTTGGATAAACGCACCCATTACGTCCTGCAATTTCATAAAGGCCGAAATCTCGTCTGTGCGCTGCATTCGAGTCGCATCAGTTTCGTATTCGATCTCGTATTCACCGCTGGCCTCTGCGAGCTCGGGCGGCACAGGCGGAAGAAGTCCCTGCCGTTGAGCAATCGAAATTTCCCGTTCAATCATCGGACCCAAAAACTCAGACTGCTGTCGGCCAATGACAGGCGTAAGAAGCTGCCCCTTTTCCTTAGCTCGCTCGAGCGTCTCGGTTGCCGTCATCTGAACACGGTCGCGGACGAGTATGTCGAAATGGTTGACGAGAAACGCCTCGCGAATGTTGTCCCGTAACGTCTCCATCATCCCCTCGGTCATGTCAATACGAGCGCCGGTCTGCAAAGGCATGATCGTTGGCCGACCGTTCTTATCAACTCCACCGATATTAATACCGCCAGGAGCAATGCGAATCTTGCGGGAACCACGTCCGAGTTTCTTGTCGTCAGCCACCAAAAGCGGCGGATCAGCCACCTTGTGACCAGCGCGAAGAAACGTTTTCTGCATCTCCTGCAACGTCTGCACGTCGGGCAGCACCATCATGCCAGGGCCACGACCGTAGATCTCGCTCGGGCTCACCGTGTAGCGAGTCCACATATACGGCATTTCGTGGTAGCCGCTGGGTTTGCCAATGATCTTGCGATCTGTTGCCGAGATGTCGAAAGCCTCGAACTCCATCGACTCGGGGCCTTTGCTTTCACGATCTTTGTTCGTGTTTGGCCGTACACAATGGACGTACTTGCTTAGCTGTAGAGGAGCCGCACTTGCATTTGTGCGTGCAGATTCGGGAGCGTCTTCGCCCCATTTCTGAATTGCAGCCTTTGCCGTGAGCTCGTACTCGTAATAGATCGTATCAACGACGCCCTCAAAGCTCGTCTCGATCCACGTCTGGCCGACATGAGTCGCGCGGTAACGAATGCCACCTTTCGGAGCCTCATCGACGAACATGCAACCGTTGCCGGTCAATCCAAGCGACTTGTAGACCTCATAAGTCTGTCCGTAGAAGCGAGCTCGCGGATTGTTTCGCATCTTGTAGAGAAGAGACTCGGCTTCTTCAAACCATTCTCGAACGGCGTGGATCTTGTTCAGATCATCGTCCGATGCGCGTAAATGGCTCCAGCGTTGCGTGCGGGGCGTGTTGAACGCCTCCATCGCCGCCGTGAACTTCTCAAGCGACTGGACTGCTGTCTGGTCAAATACCTTGTCAGAACGCTTTTCGCCGGGACTACGCTTCGTGTTGAAGTCGCCGCCGTGCGGGTTCATAAGCTCAGCGACATCTTGCCAAGTCGAGTCGAAGTTGCTCCGATTCGTCTTGCATACCGCAAACCGTTCAAGAATTGAGTCTGCCGTATCTGTCAATATGCACCGCCCAGACTTCGCTTACCCACTCCGCCAGATTTTGAACTGCCACCCGAAAGCATATTTGATGCAATTCCTCGTGGCGCTCGTTGTCGTTCTCTACGACGAGCTGCCGCTGCGTCAGCGTTTGTCTCTCCGGGCATCTGGGGAGACTTTACGCTTGGAGCCAGCCCTGCCGACAATCCACTCGATAACCCTGCTCCTATTACTGCTGGCGCTACTGCTTTTGCTAGACCCGCTAAACCTATAGCTTTTGCTGGCGCAACTGAACTTGTAATCGCGCCCAGCGAACCAGGCGCAACAAGCGAAGTAGGGATTGCGCCTGCGCCACCGATTGCGCCTGCGCCACCGATTGCGCCTGCGCCACCGGCTGCACCTGCACCCGCCGCACCTGCGCC